AAAAAGTGTTTTCTTGTCATTGCTGCCTGATCTTAATTCTAATAATAAGGAATTTGATCCTGTTATCTGTGTCAGAGCTGATCCTGAGAGCATGTTTGCTGGAACACCTCTGTGATCATTATTAATAAATAGAGATCCAGATACGTTGAATAAAAATATCTGGTGGTGATCTTGAATGGCGTCATTATATGTTACAATTAATCTGGGGCGCTTTGCATAGTTTGATGACTGTGTCGATGAAAATCGCTTAACAAATCTTGTCACCCTGTCAGTTTCCTCAGATCCTGAATATGATATTCTGAATCCGTGATCTGGTATTATATTTTTAAGTGTTGCAGAAACTATTGCTGTTACATCTATAGAGAGATCCTCTTCTCCTGATGCGAATGTTTGAGCTTTCCATAAGTTAACTACGCCGTCGCCGTCTTTTAAGTTTCCGCTAGATATTATATCGATATTGCTTGATCCAAGTAAGCCCTGATTATTTGCACCTGAATGGTGCCATAGCGCAGGCGTTGTTCCTGTCACAGATGACGTTAAAAAATTACATGAATCAAGATCTGAAAAATCAACTACGTTTAGGCCTACACCCTCGTTAAATGAGCGTGATAATGGAAATACTATCAATTTGAAATTTGAAGGAGTTGTCTGCCCTCCGTAGGCGTCAAATAATTTTAACGTACATTTAAATGACGAGTGACCTATGTCTAGAGATGATCCCGTTAGCTGCCTGAGCGGATCAAGATTGAATTTGACTAGAGCCCTGCTAATCTCAATTGGACTCGCATTTGATCCAGATATTGACTCTGCATATAGCTTAAACAAGTCGAGTGTAGCTGCTTTTCCCACATTAGCATCAACTGCTCTAAAGCTACTGTTAATAATCTTATCAGTGACGTATGTGTCTTTACTAGCTGTTAAAATTCTATACATCTTTATCTCGCAGTTCCCACAATGTCGTCTTTGGGATATTTTATCTCAAATATAGAACCTGGCGGAGGAATTATCAAGCCTCTATCTGTGTTTGCCCTAATAGCAAATCCTTCATTTGAATATTGATTTTCTCCTACTGTGCCGGCTAAACTTGAAACCTTAAATCGAACTATAGATATTATTCCATGCGTATTTAAAATAATATTTATAAGATCAGATTTTACCAGTGGCTGGTCTATTTGAAAATTTTCAATTGCCATGTAGTTTTTGATAAATTTATTTACCTTTTGCATGGTGAGATTTTTATTTGATGTTGAGTCAATAACGACGTCATATTCTATTTTCACATTAATAACTCTAGCGTCAACAATATCCACAGCATCAGATATTAATCTATACTGGTTAAGGTATGTTCTTAGATTTTCTTTCAGAGAGTCAGGAGATATTATTAGCTTTCCTTGTGAATCTCTGCTTATAATTGAAACAACAGCGGCAAGAGGATTATTTGGATTATCTCTAATCCCAACCCTAAAGACTCGACCAAATTTTGTTGGCATCGTATAAACTCGTGCGACTAGATCTTCACGAGTAACAACCCTTGACTGTGAATTTCTAAATGCCAGTGCTGTAGCTCTCAGTTCGTCTATCGTAGCAGCTGCTTCACCTCCCTGCGCTGCAAGAGGATTGCTCACCTCTATAGATGATCTAATCGATCCCAATGTAGCAGCGGGCACAGACGATGCAAATTTTGTCAATAGAACAGACACCATCGTAATAGATTTTTCAGATACATTGTGATTAAGCCCGCCTCCTGCTCTGTATCTAACTGTTATGCTTGTACTCCTTGGAGAAATTCCCAGCGTTCTAGTCTCTAATAACTTGTTTGGATCAAGTGTAAATCTAGAAAAAGTCTTTCTCTTTCCAAACATTGGCAGAGCGACTGTGCTCGGATCTGGCATGATATCGTCATCTGTTGAATCGGCGCTTCCTCCGCCAAATCGAATTGTCGTGGCGCCGGTTTTTCTACTAGTTTCAGTTATAAATCTATACGGAGCAGGAATCATTTCAATATTTTCAGAAACCAAGTCAGAATCATATCCGTCATTAACAACTCTCTTATAGACAGTATCTTGAGTTAAAGATTCAACCTCATAGTATTCATTTGCTTCAGAGTCTATAACAGATATGATCTCAGAAACATTAGAACCTCTAAGTCTTATAGTTCTAAATGGAATAAATGAATCTGGTATAGAAAATTTCTCACCTGATACTATTCCAGAAGAGCACAATCCTGTCATTTTAACAGAAAATGACGTAGGGTTCTTATCTGCGTCAACTTTCATTGTCACGTATGTCGCTATCATCGATCCGTTTGTTTTAGTTTGTCCAAAATTTAAATCGTCAACAAGCTCAAATTTTATTCCTGAACTAGATGCTAATATTGTGCCTGCTTGAATTATTGGAAGAGAATTTACGTCAGGCATATAATCATTATTTTTAAGCACAGCCGGTGCCTCTAAATAAAAATCAACATCAACTGTTGCCGGTGCTGCTCCTCGTATCTTCACGCCTGCTGTTCTAACGAGACGTTCAATATTTTTTGTTTCTACCGCAGTGAAAACATCTAGCTCATTAAACTGATGATCAAGATAATAGGAAAGATTGTCTCCCACCATTGCTGCCATCTCTATGAACATTCCTGCAATTCCATTTGGTGAAAAATCATTGATCTTATCAGAAAAATAGATTTGACCATATTGCGTCATCTCTGCTCTAAATGCATCAAAATCCTTGTTGAGATACGATCTCTGATTTTTTCTAATGCTTTGTACCTTATTTTTTTTACTCATATGTTATCCTGCACAATAAATCGAAACCGACATAACTCTATCTATAACTCTTAGCTGTGGCACAGCGTACTTTATTCTCATATCTACCCTTGCCATTCCTGCTGGAACACCGTCCTTTGGACCCGGAGTGGCTCCTGCAGTTCCTCCGAAGTCAGAAGAAAATGATGATAGCTCAACAAAGGGCATGCTTGTTGTAACAGCTTTTCTAATGCTCTCCATCGCAATCGTATCAAAATCATCTAAAGAGCTAAGCTCTGCTGTCAGTATTCTGAGATTTGCACCATAGTTGTGATTTCCGAGGCGCTCACCGTGATTTGTGAGAATTAAATTTTTTAAATTATCCTCAATCTGCGATATGGGATCATAGTGCATCTCAAAAATTCCTGATCTTCCTGTTCCCAGGGCTATCGGGGTTCTTATTCCGTATGGAACTGTACTAACTTCTTTTAATAGATCTTGATCACCTGTCTGCTCTCCGACACTTCTGAAAGATATATCTCTCTTTCCCATTGATGCCTCCAGATAATAAATATGCTGTACATTGAATATGCAGCGTTAATATCCCAATATTCCTGCAACAAATGCCGCTATCATTCCTGGACCTAGCACAGCGACTATAAGATCAACAGCTATCCACACGACCATATCCTTAATAATTACTGCTATAACAGCTACAAAAGCTATATATCCAGCTACAGCTGCCATGACCTTCATTATAAGCTCTATTATCTTCTGTATGATCCACTCTATAAATGCTGGTATGTCTACCAAAAATTCAGGAAAGCTCACAGTAAAGTCAAGCACTAGCTCTGCAAACCACGCAGGAATGGCTCCAAATAGCTCAATAAAAAATCCCGGAATGTCAGGTAGCCCAGGCATGACAAGACCAAAGGGAAAGCTTGGTAGCGCTATACCTGGAATCGCAAAGCTTGGAAGCTCTGGCATCGAAGGAAGGGGTATGACAGGCATCTCAATTGTTATCGGAAATATATCACATATGCTTTTTCCGTCATCATCCGGATCAGACGAAAAGTCGTCATTTTTACCGCACAGTTTAATCATATCTATGAATGCTTCACAGTCGCCAGGTATTGTAGGAATCAATAAAACTATAGCAGGAAGATTTATCAATATCGTGGGAATGTCTATATCCACATCTATCTCTAGCTGAAGCTTCTCTAGAACCCAGTTTATGACCATGATAACAATAAATGTTGGATCCATCACAGGAGTTATAGGATACTGGCTGTCTATGTTAAATCCATTTGCAAGCCCTTTATAAAGACCATCCACCATGATCCTATGCCACGCCTCATAGTCAGTCTGATGTTCCTCAAGTGTATCTCTCCCAAATGCAGCTGCGAGCAATGCTCCGACTGCACCTAAAGATACGACCCCTATGATGTCAGTTATATCAAATTCTACATCTGTTCCGGAAAGTGCTAAAATTCCTGCTGCTGCTCCTGGACCTACAGCCATTATCCCTTGCGTCTGTGCTATGAGCCTAGCTCGACCCACATCCGAGATCTCTCCTGCACTATCAAGAACGTTTAGAACATCGCCATCAAGAGAACCCATCCTACTTTATAACCACCTTCGTTGAAAACATTCCAAAACCGCTACCCTCTCCAATCCCTATAGCACCTCCCATAGTTGTCATGACTGGAATGCCTGTCACCAAGCCAGACTCATCTGTCGGACCGGTCGGAGCGGGTGCATCAGTGCATACAATAGCCTTGTCTGCATCATCTCCGCCGAGCTTTATGACGCCCTTTGATCCTGGTATAAAGACTATGTCACCGTTTGCCTTTAATACAATAGCAGATCCATCATCAGCAGGCCCAACCATGAACTTAACATCCTCTCTAGCTATGATCCTAACCTGATCTGACTTTATAACTATGCCGGGAACCTCTCCATCAGACATCGCCATAGCTGTATCAGCTGCCTCTATCTCAAAGTTCTCGTCTACGCTTGTCTTCATCGAGACGTATATTCTCGAGAGGTCATTTACGAAGTCTGGATCTCCCTCTGCAGGGTTATCACCATCCTTATTAGATTCTGTCACGTCAGGTGTCTTATCAATCTCATCCTTCTCTCTAGCATTCTTTCCAACAGCAGCGGGAAGCGTAGGGTTTGTCTTTGTATCTAGTGCCTCTGCTGTAAATCCAGCCTCTTTATCTAGAGTGAGAGCTTCTGAGGTTGTTGCGATGGTATCTAGCTCTCTTACAGTCTCATTGGCTGCTAGCGGCTCTAAGAGCACGCTTCTTCCTGCGACTATGTCAATTGTCCCTCTTCCTTGTAAATCAGGATCACCTGCTACTTTAACAGGGATTGTATTGCCTTCTGTTAGTGCTGAGTTTCTTCCTCTCTCCTCTCCTAAGCAAATTAGCGTGTTGTTAGATCCCTGTATTGTGAAATCTGGTGATCTCTTACTAAATCTTGGCACAGGTTCAGACGTGAATTGTGTCTGATAGGCGTTAGAGTTAACAACTATGTATTCAAATGCGCTGCCGCCATCAATATCTGGAATTAAATTATTTGACTTGACTCTTCCACCGCCTTGAGGAAATCCTAAGGGATTAGATGACTCTTCTACATCTTGTCCTTCATAGGCTATCTTTGCATTAGAAGCAGGAGACTCTGTCTCTCTAAGCGTTAGAGTCTCTCTTGGAACATGAGTATAGTTTAAATCATCTACCTCTAGAGATCCACATTTTCTAGTCATCCAATACCCTATTCCACCAGGGCTTCCAGCCTGCTCATATACCACCCAGACCTCCTCACCTGGTTTCACTGGAAGAGACAGGTGCGGAGAGAAAAATGGAAAAAATATCTCATATTGCTTTTGTTTATCTGTTGCCTCGTAAGCTGCTCTATCTGTTGTTCTTATTCCTATGATAGAGTTTCTTGGCATCTTGTTAATATAGCCAGGATTTAAAACCTTATTCACACCTTTTTTGAGAGAATCAGCATACGTAAGAGCTGGATCGTTTAACGGCATGAAAAGAAGATCTTCAGCTGGATTTGATATAAAATCTACAACAGTGACTGAGTAGAACACCGTACTTTTTTGTGTTTTGCTTCCGAGATTCTTGGCACCAGACTCCTCTGCGCCCTGGCCCGATACGCCTTGTGAGCTGTCAAATGCACCGACGTTTAATTTTTTAGACATTGATCACTCCGATATTTTATTAAATATCTCATCAACATTAACAGGCTTTTCATCCTCTTTTGCTATAAGCTCTGCAAGTCGTAAAATTTGATCATTCGACTTTGCCATTCTCTCAAGATATTTTGACATAATAGGGCCAAACATAGTGTGATTAGCTGCGTTTCCCTGCGACTGGACAAGAAGATCGGTAAATAAGACTCCTGCATTTTCTCTATCGTTAAGCGCATTTTCATAAATCTCTTTCCACAAAAGTTTTTTCTTATCTTCTGTGCTCTCAAGAGAATCTAACAGATCTGCAAATCTCTTTATCTTTGAATCTTTATTTTTTACATCATCCATTGCATCTTCTATCGACTTAGACATTTTTAAACTCCGAAAAATATATCAAACCTGTCATCCTTAACTAGGTCTCTATAGTGTTTTCTAATTGTTGACATTGCTATAGATAGCTGCTTTGGGCTCAAGTTTGATAAATCTCTCATATAGACAAAAACAGCACGCTTATTTAATAGATCAATCTCGTCTATCTTGTTAAACAAAGTCATGATAGCATCGATGCATGCTATCTCGTTATCACTATTTAATCGTGATTTTATCTCTCTCATAAGATCAAATAAGCTAGCCATAGACTCAGCTTTATTTATTCGTAATTCCTGGATAGCGTCTACAGAAAATGTCTCAAAATATTCATGTTGAACATTCGTGCCCTCTGTGTCATCGATGCTTATGTGTCGTTTTCTATTTTTAGCAGTCTTTTTACTCTGTATTATAAGCCAGTTTTTAGCAACTACATTAAAATAAGAAAACGCCTTTGTTCCGCGTGTTGGGTCAAATTTTCCTAAAGTTTCATATAAAAATGAGATACAATCACTCTTTAAAACCTCATATGAAAATTCACTAGTCTTTTGAAATCCGTAAATAAATATTAAATTTTCTGCTAGCTTGTTAAATGCAGGTAATATCTCATGAACGTAGATCTGCTCTCTTTGTGAGATAGAAGAGGCTCCTTGATATTTCACTATTGCGTTATGAGTATTTTTATCAAAATATTGTTTTGTGGATGATTTCTTTCTTCTTCTTCTCACGACTTTTTTAATTGCCATCTTGCATTTCCCCTTGATCATTATCATTCACGTCTGTTAGTGAATTTGCGACATATAAAATTGAATTTCTCGCGTCCTGTATTTCTGATAAAACCTGTCTTACCTCAACTGAATCAAAAAAAACTGGCGTCTCAAGAATGTCACTTATATTTTTATATTTTATATCTAAAATATCTAATGATCTTTCTATTGAATCTTGCATGCGAAGTATTATTACTCCGTGCTTTACATTAAAGTATACAGAGGCACATAGACATATTGTCGTTAAAACGCACGCTATAGAGAGAAGTGTAACAGAAAGAGTCATTATTCTAATAGCCTGTCTAAAGCATCGTCATACATCAACATTATAGTCGAAGCAGTAAATTTTGATCTCACTTGACGTGATAAATCCTGTGCCCACTTTTTAGGAATGTCGCTTCTATTTCTAAATTTTAAAACCTTTTTTTTGAAATCATCTTCAAGCGGTTGTGCCCACTTCATTCCGTTTAAAAATATCCTATTATCAACTTTTTCATCTGGTATTTCTATTAGTGAATAGTTAATTGGGATAAATTTTCCAAGATTTAAAAAATCAAGATGTGCTGACCAGTTCGTAGTCATCACCGGTAGAGCACATGCACTTGCCTCTAGCAGGGGCAATCCGAAACCTTCACCCCTGGTCAGACTTAAAAAGCATTTAACATCTTTATGGTTATAAAGGCCTGCTATCTCTGAAGGTGATAAATTTCCATGCAGCAGATGAATTTTAGGATATTTTCCCCTTCTGACCTCAGAAATTACTTGTCTTATTTTATTCATCGTGAGCTGTCTATCTATCTGCGTTCCTCGACCATGATTTGTTTTAAGAATCAGTCCTACGTCTGGATCATCTGAAAATGTCTCACAAAACCACTTTAGCGTAAAGAAAAGATTTTTTCTATCTGTATACGCATCATGTCCAGTAAATTGCGCTATTGTTAAAAAATTAAATTTTGTAGAAAGGTTTAAATCTAATTTTTTAATCTCATCACGATCTATCTCTTCAAAATACCACTCTGGAATAATAATCAAATCTGTTGTGACCTTTCCGGTGCTCAATATTATATCTCTAACATGAACTGATGGGACTATTACTAGATCCATTTTATTTACTGATTCGATCCAGCTAGGGTTGCACCTATCTGTTTCAATGAAAGCAGAGACGCCTATGTTTTTCTTAGCTAAATTTGAATCCCATTCATCTGGTAGCTGAACTTGAAATGAAATATCTGCCTTTTTATCAAGATCCATTGATGTCTCTACTATTCTTTTAATCTGTCGGTCTTCTGAGTTTATCATCCAAGATGTATTTCCCCAGGGAACAACTTGAGAAAATATCGTTACATCTTTTCTTTGATCGAGCCACTTAAATATTTGTCTAGAGTGAACTCCGTATCCACTGACAGATAGCAACGGTGCTCTAATAATAATATTCATTAATAAATCCTTTAATACGTCTTGAGTTGCCAGCTTTTATAATTCTTTTTCCAGTTTTTATGTAAATCAAGCAATGAATTATGCCACAGGTCTACAGTTTTGTCATGAGAAAATTCTGATAATGCATATTGTCTTGCTTTTTCCCCAAGAGACTTTATTTCTTCAGGTTCCATGTTATATAGCTTATAAAATGCATCTGATATGACTTCATTATTAACATAATCCTCATAAATATAGGGCACTTGTTGAGATCCTACAAGTGTTCTACACTCCACGTCTAGAGCTATTCCGTTTTCAGATCTATCACGATGATCAACTACCTGTCTAGTAAGACCTCCAGTTTTCAATGCAATAATTGGAGTTCCAGCTTGCATCGCCTCAAGAGTAGGAAGCCCAAATCCTTCTGCATAACTAATGTTAAAGCAAACGTCTGAGATATTATAAAGCACATTCATTTTATCAAAGTCAAGCCTCTGATTGGAAAAAACAACATTTTCATTTATCCCAAGGCTCTCTGAAGTTATGACAAGGTTTGGGCCCTCAGTATCATACGGATCTGTATGCATAAGAAGTGTTGCATCTCGTCGGCCCGTTTTCTTTTCAATTTTATCTAAAAATAGCTTCCATGAAAGCAACGCATCGTTGGGCCTCTTTCTTTTTGCATTTCTATTTACCCAAATTGCAACAAAATCATCTCTTTTATCATATCCAAGTATGTCTATCTTATGCTTTTTTATTTCGTCAGACTTCATTGGAAAAAACAAGTCTTGAGGTAAGCTATGAGGTATAAAATTAGTTTTGTTTGGATGTTTTTCTTTAACCATCTCATATGTCATATATGAGTGACAGTTAATCACATCAGTAGATCTGTATAAAACATCATTAAATTCAGGAAACGGGTGATTGTCCCACACGTGCCACCATATTATTGGACAAACCTGGTGTATCTCATCTTCCATTTCAAATAGCCATATAAAAAATCTCGGATCAGTAAATATTAAAAGTATATCTGGCTTTTCCGTAGCTAGTGTTATCCTTATAAGATCTCTATCGCCAAAACCGTCTATAGGCTTTATTATAAAATCTTCATTAACAACAGCGGTGTCATAATCGGTGTGTTTTAGTGCTGCGCCAAACTGTCTAAACGTCCACTCATTGGGATGTCGCTGGAGCAGTCCGTTAATAAGATGTCTTGTCTGTGTTCCAACACCAGATGTAGATAACGCATGATCTGATAGCACAAGAATCTTTTTTTTACTCATCTGGACCTCATAAACGTAATAATCACATATTACATACAGATCTTATTCAAGTAAATTAGGTGCAGTATTCTGTATCTTTAAACTGGCAATACCTACAAGAATCTCTATTTTTAAGAAACATCCCTCTTCTGACAGATGCTACCATATTGTTTAATATTTTTGTTGCTCTTTCTAGAGATTTTGGACCGACTGACACCTGGACTAACTCGCATACTTTTCCAGGCTTGCCACCTCTTTTTAGCAATACGAATCCACATCTAATATCACTTAAAGGAATGTTATGCTTTTTAGACCAGAAATACTTATAAAGAATAAGCTGTGCAGTCATTAAAATATCTTGCTTTTTCTGTCTTCTCCACCCGTAGCTCTGTGATGTCTTCCAATCAACTATCCAGTATTTACAACCTTGTCCCTTTTTATTTGGGACTTTTATAACAGCATCTATAAATCCTTTAAAATTTATATTCTTATCTTTAACACTTTCATATAAAAGTTCTTCTGCTTCAAAACATTCCCATCCTGGGAATGTCTCATCTAGAAACTTTGGAACGTCACTCCACATGTTCTTAGCCCATGTGCACCACACAGACACGGGATGATACTTGTACCATCCAGGCTGTTTTGATACCCACTCTTTGTCATCAAAACCATTCTTTTCCCATGCGTCTGTGATATCTTTTAAAAGACTTGTCTCATCTATGCTGCCTGTCTTAAGATATGACTCGCATCCTTCGTGAACTGCTGTTCCAAAATCAAGGTATGGAGAGGGTTCAAATACGTCTAGTTTGTCAATATGAAGAAGCTTGTGTCGCCACGAGCACTCCTTCCAGCATTTTATTTCAGAAAATGAAAC